CTATTATTGTTGAGGGCTTCATAAGTTACCCTTGGGTTCATACCTAACCACCTTTTCTGTTTCTGGCTTGTCTGCCGCCAGTTCGCCCGCACAGGATGAATAGCCCGCAAGATCCAGATAATTCTCTGGGTTGGTTGGGTTGGATTTTTGACGTGCTATTTTTAACAGGCACATCATAATTGCAACGTCAGACGGGTGGACGTGGCGCTCTAAGTAAACGCCCCAAAGTTCACCAATAGTAGTAAGATTGTCTTCCATATCTCCATGATCATTTGCGCGGTCAACATTTACCAGTTGCTTTGCGGTATCTAAAATTTCTGTGCGTGTGTATTTAGTCATTGTTTTTCCTTTATTTAGTTTGTCTAAGTTCCATTTGGCCATGTCTTTGTCCTTTAGTTAAGTGGTGGCGCGAAATAGGCGAACCGTGGCCGGCCCCTCGCGCCTTGGTTTTGATCGCGGCACTCTATGCCACGGTCATTTGCTAGTGCGTCTAGAACGTCTGAACGCTTGCGGCGGTCCATATTTGCAAATGCCGCAACGCTTCTGGATATCTCACGCTCTGTTAGCCCAGCCAGCCCAGCTCTTTCGATGTGGGAGTAGACTGCCTTGCACGCAGCATCGAATGGACCTTCAGCCATGTTGGACCTGAACATCTCAATGGTTTGCTTGGCGTAGTAGTCAACGTAATCGATTGACCAGTTCATGGCATCCGCAGTGATTTCGTCTTGGCCCATTGATCTCGAAACAATCAGGGACAGACGCATAGCGATCTCGCGTGATCGATTGTACATTGCTTCCAGACCTGTGCCTGTTTCCTTTCTGATGGCATCGACCAGACGCTCCTCATAGCCGTGAAGGAGTGCCTTTGCCTCTGGGCTGAAGAAGACTTCGATTGGGTGTGGCGGCATATCGTGGACATTACCTGCGTCCAGATCACCGACTTGCGCGCTGGCGTGTTGTTTGGCCCACGTTGCCAAACGCTCAGAGATTGATGACCTTCGCTTTTCTTGGGACATCTGTACACCAATGTCGGACTTAACAATTAGGAAACGGTTAAGAAGACCTGACGCCACATCACCACCACCGATTGCCTGCATGAACTCTGAGGGTGTGGACATACCGACTAGGGTTAGACTTGGCCGCTTAACTACCTTCTCCAGCTTTTCTGCCTCAGAAGATTTCATTGTGTTGGTTGCGTAGCCCTGCTGTCGAAGTGTTCCGTCCTGACGCCCAAAGCATTCCATTATGGATGTGAGGGCGTCTGCCTTGTGCTGCATACCCTTTGCTGCGGCGGCTTTGAGTTGACGGCCCAGCTCATCGACCACTGACACATGGGTTGGCTTTTTGGTGAGGGTGGACATAACCCCAGCCCCAGAGGTGTAGCCTGCTGGCCCGATTAGATCATCTAGTCCAGCCTCTTCGAGCAGCTCTTCGAGAACTGTCTTTGTGTGTTCCTTGCCTGACCCTGTCTCACCTATGTTTAGGAAGTAGAGGGAAGTGAAGTTGCGTTGGTCAGTCACCCAACGGCGCCCCATTGCCACTGACCCAAATGCTAGGGCGCACTGAACTGCGAACTGTGGCTGCGGTTTTATGGCTGTCACTGTGTAGTAGTTGACCACATCCTGTAAGATACCGGGGACTGACATCAACTCTTCTGGCACTTCACTAAGCGGAAGCTCTGCCTGCTTGGGCTTTGACATTATACTGGCGGCTATCTTTGCGCCGTGTTCGATGGCCTCACGATCATAATCGTGGTCTGGATCTTGTGTGACGTTAAGCATCTGGGCGGCTTCCTTAACCGCCTTTGTGACATTGCCCATGTGTTCATACTGCATCCAAAGCTCGAAGGCATCGAAGGTGTGCGCTGAATCAAATGGGTCAGATGCGTGGTGGCTATAGGCACGGCCATCATCAAAGAGCTTTACGCCGGCCAGTTTAGACGTGGAATTGGGCGATAGGTATCTGCCACGGGATGTTGGCTTGTAGTTATACTGAACCAGCAAGCTGTGCATATCGTGGGCATCATTGAACTTATCGATGACGCTGGTTGTCTCACCCTTTGGTCTTGGCTTTTTTGTGGGCTGAAATTCTGCCTTCTTTTTCCACGGGCATATGTCTTGTAGCTGTGGACGAAACTTGTCCCACTCCTTCCAAAGCGTGAGGAGCTGCGGCGGTAGATCTGGCAATCCATCGAAGATTGACCTGCCTGCCCACTCATATGGTCGGCCAGTATCAGGGTGGATTGAGGGTGGTAAAACGTCTTGAACTGAGCCTGCTCGAAGCTCAAATACCACTTCAGTTCTGCGTGGATCACCATCTACAGGCCACGATATCTTGTGTGTGATGAGATCTGGCGGTGCTTTGAAAATGAGTTTTCCACGATTTTCGCGGCCAATAATCTGGGGTGCTGACTGCATAAGCTCAGAAAAATCTATGCCCAGCTCCTCGAAGATTATTTTGGTATTTTCCACATGGTCGATGTCAACGGCGCAGGTTTTACTAGCGCCATGTAACAGCCCAACATTGTGCGTTGGGTTCTGCTCATAATACTGTCGAGCTGCCTCTGGATCAGACAGTGCTTTTTCTGGTTGCTGCCAGCCGAATCGGGTCGGCCCTTTAGACCCTGCTGGTATGGTTACTAAGTACCAGCCTAGCTTTGAGCAGTAGTCTTCAACTGGAAATTTCATTCTGCCTCGCTCAAGTATTCGCTGAGTTTTTTCCATGTGGTGAGACTGATTTGTTCGTTGCCTGTAGCAATAGATTTTACAGTGGGGTGGGACAGTCCACACCGCTCTGCAACGACAGTCAGACGGCGATCTTGGAGCGCCATTCTGATGTCATTGATGGGGATAAGTTGTTGCATATTTTTTACCTTTTTACGATTAGTTGTAAAAATATCTTTACTCCCTGAAACAATTTCTGTAAACCAATTTCTGTAGAGAGAGAAAAATAGAAGAAGAAGTGAAAGGAAATTGCGATGAGCAATATCGATGGATTGGCCTCCAAGTGGCTAGAGTTGAAGAAAGCAGAACGTAAGCTGATTGCCGAAAGACACGCAATCGAAGAGCAGATCACTGAGGCATTAGAAGCTAAAGATGAAGGCTCAATCACCCACAAGCTAGACGATCACAAGGTGACACTGTCACAGAATGTGACGCGCAAACTTGACCCCATGAAGTGGGAAGAAGTTAAGCACAAAATCCCAGAAATGAGACACCCAGTAAAAACGACCCTATCTGCTGATTCGGTTGGCGTTCGCTGGCTCTTGGACCATGACCCAAAACAGTGGGCCAAGGTTGCTGCTGCCTTCGAGACAAAGAAAGCTAAGATTGGAGTTAAGGTCGAGGCGTACTAATGGAACGCATGACCTTGACCGATAGTGAGCTGCATATGCTCATTCAGGCGCTGAAGCACATTAGCTTCAGCGATCAACCAGATCAGGTTCGATTACAGCGAAAACTAAACCGTTGGCTTGAGCATCCTGATCTCGAATTTACGACAACTGAAAAAGGAAAATATTATGGAAAGAACAATGGATGAAATTTTGGATGAGGTCTTTGCCCTCATATTTGGAAAGGATTGGTAAATGTCATCAGTAATAAGTAAGCAAAAGTTTACGCCACGCGCACGTTGGAGCCGAAGCAATCCGTTTCAAGAAGACATTCGCGGTTTTGGAAAAGGAACCACTAAAAGGGGGGAAATTAATCCAGACAAAATCCCTGTAAATCGGAGAGAGCGCAGAGCTTTGGCCGCAGTCAAAAGGGAGAAAACATAAATGGCTATCAATTTAAAATCACTGTCAAAACCGACAGGTCAACGCCCGATCATAGCCACCCTCTTCGGGGAGGGTGGGACTGGAAAAACCACGGTGGCAGCCATGTTCCCAAAGCCTGTCTTCATAAGAACAGAGGACGGCACGGCCAGTCTGACAGGTAATGACAACGTCAGCCTGTTTCCAGTCGCCACGTCTACTCAAGATGTGTTCGATGCAATCGAAGTATTAGCTACTGAAAAGCATGAGTTTAAGACATTGGTAATCGATAGCATTACTCAGTTAGCCACTTTAATTGAAAGCGAAATTGTTGCATCAGATCCTAAAGCCAAGTCAATCAATCAAGCAGGGGGTGGATACGGAGCTGGCTACGGCACAGCTTCAGAGGTTCATCGTCAAATACGCGATTGGTCGGGAAGTCTCGCAACTGAAACTGGCATGAATGTCGTGTTCATTGGTCACGCCGATACTGAAATGATGGACCTTCCAGACATGGACCCATACGCTAGATACTGTGTGCGGATGCATAAGAAGTCTATTCCGCACTACACAGATAATGTCGATCTAGTTGGTCTTATCCGACTGAAGACATTTACGCGAGGCGATGGCGATAAGAAACGTGCCATCTCCACAGGTGAGCGTGAGATCCTGTGCTTTCCACAGGCAAGCTCAGTCACCAAAAATCGGTTCAACATTACTGAACCACTGCCGTTTACATTTGATGGCGGCAACCCTTTTCAAAAATTTGTAACAGAGTAGGAGAAACTCACATGGACTTAAATGGATTTGACGCATCGGCTATAGAGCCACAGACAACGTATGAACCACTGCCAGCAGATTGGTACAAGTGTGTGATAACTGATACCGAAGAGAAGCCGACAAAGGCTCAAACGGGATCATACCTTGAGCTAAAAATTGAGGTGATAGATGGGCAGTACCAAGGGCGTCTTGTATTTGAACGCCTAAACCTCAAGAACCCAAACCCTACGGCGGTGGAGATTGCCCAGCGCAGCCTGTCGAGCATCTGTCGGTCGATAGGGGTCAACAGTCCCAAAGACAGTGCAGAGCTTCGTGACAAGCCTATGATGGTTAAGCTGGCGGTTAAGCCAGCAGACGGTCAGTACGGCGCGTCTAATGAGGTTAAGGGCTATGACGTAGTCGGTGGGGAGACTGCGGCTCCAGCCGCTGCCCCAGCAGCAGCTACGGCTTCTGTGGGTGGAGGTTCAACACCACCTTGGAAGAAGTAGGTCTATTGAAGGATGGGGTGGCTAACGCTGCCCCATTTTATGAATAGAAGGAAAGCCAGATGAACTTAGAGCAATATGCCACTCCAGCCACGATTGATGCGATTTACGATCACTACAAGGTAAAGCGCAAGAATGAGCATAGGCCACACTTGGGTGGGTCACAGATTGGCAACGAGTGCAGTCGCGCTCTGTGGTATCAGTTTCGCCATGCTTGGTCGCCCACGTTCGATGGTCGTATGTTGCGTTTGTTTGAGACAGGTGACCGCGAGGAAGATCGTATCGTGGCCAACCTACGGGCAGTTGGAATAACGGTCTGGGATAAAGATCCAGACACAGGCAAGCAGATTAGGTTTGCAGAGTGCGGTGGCCACTTCGCGTTGTCGCTGGATGGGGTGGGCGAGGGTTTTGCAGAAAGCAAACAGCCACACACGCTAGAGTTCAAAACGATGAACGATAAGAACTTTAAGGCCATGAAGAACTTGGGCTGCAAAAAGTCAAAGCCAGTGTATTGGGCTCAGTGTCAGATTGGTATGCATCTGGGTGACATGGACAGGTGCTACTTCTTTGCCGTCAACAAGAACACAGATGAGATGTATGGAGAGCGAATTAAGCGCGACAGGGCTGTTGGCAACTTACTGGTAAGCAAGGCCAAGAACATTATATTTTCTGACACACCGCCTGCCAAACTGAATGAAGATCCCAGCTACTGGCAGTGTCGGTTCTGTAGCTACTTCGCTGTGTGCCACGGGTGCAAAGTTCCAGAGGTAAGCTGTCGGACGTGCAGCCATGTAACGCCAGAGCAAGATGGAACGTGGAGCTGCGCGAAGGGTAAGCCTGCCGTCACTTGTGATGAGCATCTGTTTATTCCTCAGATCATGCCAAAAGATTTTGTGGTTACGGACGCTGGTGATACCTTTGTAGAATACGAAGATCAGGACAGTGGCGAGATCATTCGGAACGAAAACAATAGCCAAGCTATTTTTGATGGAAGGATGCAAAATGGATAAAGAGATGAAGGCAATTATAGCGATCATCTTGGACGTATGTCCTGATCAAATCAACACGCATGATATGTCGAGCATCATAATAAATCTTCTGATTCACAAGCAGATGGCACACCACTGGCC